CGCACAGAAGAACAATTTTTTGCACCAGGCACTAAAGAAAAGTTTGAAAAGATCATGGATATTAAGATCACAAAGTGGGAAGATCATGGAATGAATGGTAGATTTCAATATTGCACAGCAGAAGATGCTCTGGTTTATCATTGTGATTATCAGACTTGGGCAGCGATGATATATCTCACACCAAACGCTCCATATCAATGTGGAACAAATTTATATGCTCATAAGAATGGAATAAGAAATAGTAGACATGGCGATATTGATTCTTGTTTCACTGGAGGATACTATGACTCAACAAAATTTGATTTGGTTGATAGTATAGGTAATGTATTCAATCGTTTGTTTATATTTGATGCACAATCAATTCATGCAGCATCTCAATATTTTGGACAAACTATGACGGATTCAAGACTATTCCAAATATTCTTTTTTGACTAATCTAAATATAATTTTATCAAATACATGAATAATTTTACTGTTTACAGTCGAGAAGGATGTCCTTACTGTGAGAAGATTAAAGAAGTTATGCGGTTAGCAAAACTTCAGCATAGAGTATATGATTTGGGAACAGATTTTACAAGAGATGAATTTTATTCTCAGTTTGGTGAGGGTTCTACCTTTCCTCAAGTGGTTGTTGATAATAAAAATTTAGGTGGTTGTGTTGACGCAGTTAAGTACTTACGAGAACAAAAAGTAATTTGATTGACTTTTACACTAGAATCAAGTATAATTGAATTACTACTATAAATAAATCAGATACAAGAGGTAACATGTCTCAACTAGACATCGTATTAGTGCTTGCACTACCTGTATCATTCTTATCTTTAGTGATAGGAGTGCTCATAGGATGGGTATCCAGAGAATACATGATGAATTATCGAGAGATACCAAGACAACATCCTGAGATGTTTGACGAAAACGGGAACTTAGTTCCAGATGATATTGTAGCATTTAGATTTGAAAATTATGACAACGACGACGACGAAGACGGGTAGAAAACCTGGTAGACCAAGAAAGGTGGTTGATACACCTATCAAGAAACTACCAAACAACCCTCTTGCTTTTGAAGTTTTAGATCTCGCAAGTAAGCAGAGATCAGTAAACAAAAAAGTCGAAGTTCTGAAAACTTATGAGCATGTTTCTCTAAAGATGCTTTTTCTTTGGAATTTTGATGCATCTGTAGAAAGTGCACTTCCATCAGGTGAAGTGCCTTATGAGTCTTATGATGAGCAGACCTCCTCAAGTGGAACTTTATCAAAGAAAATTGATTTAGAAACTCGTAGAATGTATGAGACTGGATCCTTTTCTATGGGTAATGCTGATCAGCAAGGAAGAACAACTATTCGTAGAGAATGTACGAAGTTTTATCATTTCGTGAAAGGTGGTAACGATGGTATGAAAAATCTTCGCAGAGAAAGTATGTTTATAAATTTACTTTCAGGTCTTCATCCATTAGAGGCAGAAATAATGTGCTTGGTAAAAGAAAAAAATTTAGAAGACAAATATAAAATTTCTAGATCAATAGTAGAGGAGGCATATCCAGATATACAATGGAGAGATCAAGCGTGACTGAAACCAAACATAAAAAGAATCGCACTTGGTCGGATGAGGAGAAGGGAACACATAGAGAGTGTTACGGGTGTGAAATTTTAATTGAAAATGGGACTCGTGCGGAGTGTATGACTCACAATGCACCTACTGATGCATTAGTTATTCACTATGTTCATAACGATAGGGATTGCTACGATTTGACTAGAGGTAATCGCACAAAACTATTCGATATGTATTATGATAAGTTCAAAGGTGGACTAAAAGACATCAACTTTGGTGGTGGTAATATAAAACCTGCTATGTGGGGATACAAAACTCCATCCAAATCCAAAAAGCGAAAGTAATTCCAAAAATACCGCA